AGGAACTCGCTATCTGCGTCGAGCATTGAGAGCGGGATCTTGTCAAGGGAGCATCCATAGTATGCTACGGTCTGCTTGCCTACGCTTGACGAGGGATCGTCGTTCTCAACCTGGATATCGAAGTAGAGGACCTTGCCGTTACGCTCATACTCTGCAGCCATCTTGATGAAGAGAGGCGTGCCGTAGTAGATCGTCATGGATCCGGTCTTCTTAACTCCGGTTGTCTTCTGCTGCACGGTCGTGGTACCTACGACCTTGAAGTCGGTCTTCTGGTACTCGTAGTCCGTCTGGAACTTCTTGATCGAGAAGAGCTCTTTATTCTCGCCGTCGATCGTGATAAACGCTTTGCCCTGCTTGCCGTTGAGGGCATCTCTCTCAAGTAAAAAACTCATCTTGGTTATCTCCTTTCATCGCATGAAAAAAGCACTCAGTCGAGTGCTCTCTTGTTCCTTTTCTTTGAAGCATAAACCCAGCCTTGCGACAGCTTCTCCTGAAGCTCCTCGCCCTTGCAAAACCGTTTTACACCGTCTTTAATAACCGCTACGCAGCCCGTTTTCGCCGCAGATAAGCTTCTCCCGAGGTTTCTTTTATGTTCTTCTGTGAACTTCCTCCCCTTTTGGGCTTCGCTCATCTTCTTTTTAGTCTCATCAGAGTGCGTGAGGCCCTTATGGACTGCCCCTATTTTTCTTTTTGCGCTATCAGACTGGTGCTTACCGAACATAGGATTGCGGGCCCCATGACGATCATATTGTTTGCGTAGTCCCGTCTTTAGTGCATGAGTATTGTTTTCCGCTCGCGTGCACCATTCAAGGTTGTCTACGTTGTTGTTCCTTTTATTCCCGTCTTTGTGATTTACCTCGGCCCTGTTTTCAGGGTTAGGAATAAAAGCGGCTGCTACTAACCTGTGGATAGCGTAGCGCTGGCCCCTGTTATCCTTCCAAAGCCCGCAATATTGATACTCGTGCACTGTAATCGGTGCGAGTATTCGCTCGGTACTATACCGGACTGTGCCGTTCGCGTAGGTTGTGCTTCGTGCACAAGATTTCACTCGGCCCTCAGTGCTAATCTGATAAATGCCTTCGTAGCCTTCAATGTCCTTCCAAATCTCCATGTTCGCCTCCGTTATAGAATTAACTTATATGACCATTATATCCTATAACGGAGCGATTTTCAAGCCACTATGCCGCTATAATCGACACAGTAATTGAACAATAGATTTTTTCCACGGAATCTACGGGCATTATCGCGATGTTCACGATAACACTGTCGATAGCGTTGCCCTGTACTACTGTAACGTCGTCGGGCTCAAAATTCTGTATGCCGTTGTTGGCCTCCATCTCTTTGAGGTATCCGACGATCCAGCCCTTCATCAGCGCACGGCCCGAGTCGTTGTTGTCGACCTTGCCGATAAAGAAACGTGAGAAGTGCTCATATACGTCGTTGCAGATCTGATTAAGCACTCTCATGACTCTGTTCTTCGAGAACTCCTGCCCCTTTGTGGGTGTGTAGGTCGTGAGGGTGTTGATGTCTGTGCAGATCTTTACGATATCGAAGTCGTCGATGAAGACGATATCGCCTGCCTCGACTGCTGCCACTACCTGATCGTTGGTCTTCTTGGGATTAGCCGCTACAGCGCCGGGATACTGTGCGTATGTGAGACTCTGGTTGTACCTTGCGCCTGCTTCTGCGCCTGCTACCCACCAGGTAGCGTTTGCGTTCGTGAGCGCCGTTCCATCAGCCAGCTTAACGCCGTTGTTTACATTGATAACCCACTCGCTGTTAAGCGCGGTAGCGCCCGCTACGACTGCCTGACACTTCTTGCCGATGTTCTCGCTCACGCGCTCCACGAAGGACGCGAGTGCGGTCGTGATCGACGCGTCTACGATGTCGTTGCAGACGATGTCAAAGGTGTAAGGCTCGAGGGCTGTCAAGAAGTCACTGTAATCACTCAGGGCGAAGGTGCCGTCTACGCCGCCGGTGAGTGCTGTGCCTGCCGTTGTGGTGATCGTAGTGCCTGTTCCTGAGAAGTCTACCCAAGCGTTGCTTACGAGGTTGTCGAGGTCGTCGAGTGTCTGGGTATGTACCACTGCACCGTCTACCACGGTCTCGATGTCGTACTTGGTAGGATCGTCTGCATTAGCTGCGATCACGATAGTGATGTCGTTGCCGCGGGTGCCTGCATACTTCGCCGTTGCGGTAAGAGCTCCGACTGTAGCTGATGCCTTAACGAAGCCCGTGCCCGTGAAGCGGTAGAGCAGGATCTTGATCGGTCCGTTTGTCACGTCCGAGCCCTTGCACATCTCGCGGAGGAAAAGTGCCGCGTTAGACGTGATATCGTAGCCGATCAGCGGTGTAGTGTCCTGTCCGGGGATGTACTCCTGGATGACACCGGGTGCGCCCCAGTTGAGGGACTTGGCGATTGCTACAACGCCCTTGTCGCCGACGCTGGGTGCGGATGTCCCCTTCGATACTGTGTTGATGTATACGCCGGGGATCTTCTTGTTCTGTGATGTCCATGTTCCGCCTGCCATGTCAAACTCCTTTCACTTTTTTAGTGAGTGCTTTGTCGAGGGCGGTTGTCGCCTCTTCGATACTGTACTCAGGCTCTGTCAAGAGAGCCTTTGCAAAGTCTTTCTGATACTTTGACAGCGCCTTGCTCTGCAGGAGCTTCGCTGTCGGGATCCTGCGGATCTCTTCATCCTTTTGTTTTGATTTCATAGGTTAACTCCTCCAGAGTCTTCATCGGGTTGATCGTCTTCACGATATGCCCTCTGAGCTTGACGCCGAGCTGGTAGTGTAGGTCCATGCCCTCGACGTGATACTGTCTGTCGTAGGTGTGGATCAGCACGCCGTCGGTGTCGTCGCCGTCTGTAAGTGTGATAAACTCGAAGTTTTCGTTTAAGTAGTCAATTACGGGGAAAAAGGTGTCTGCCGCGTCCGGGATGTCGGGCCGCTGCAAGAAGACGATATCGAAGTTGAGCTGAGTCAGGTTCCGCTCGTCTACTTGCGAGGCGCTGTATGACGGCATGAGCGATATGAAGAAGCACGGCGTCTCGACGTCCTGCTGCACGGCCGACGCATAGACGGGGTACTTAAGAGGCTCGAGCGCGCACGCTATGGCCTCTACTACAGACTGTGTTGTATAGGTCATTTGAACGCCTCCCTTACCTTCTTGTCGACCTCGAAGCGCGCCACCGCGCGATACTTGCCGATCGCCTTCTCTTTCATGTAAAGCCCCGGCACGTAGGTCGTTTTCGTGCCGACTGTGATACCTCCGTCAGCTCCCGCCGGAAGCTTCTGCAAGGTACCGCCTGCCGTTGTGAGCCCGGGCACGAAGTGCTTATCCATTCTATGCCCGTCGTTGACATACGACGCATACTGCAGATTATTGGCGAGCACGGTCTTGCCGTTCGTCGGCCTGATCACGCTGTCCGTCGTCCAGTGTTGCGCCATCTGCCCGGAGCGGGTGCCTACGCCCGATATACTCGCGCCGTTTGGCGGAGTGTTCTCGGTTGCCGTTGCGACTGCCGCGACCGTAGCGTTCTCTGCCACTTCCGCGACTATCTTCGGCACGTCCTGCCCTGCTCTGCGGAGCTGGTCGAAGCGTTTTCTCATCGTAGCCCCGAAGCTGCTCATATGATCTCCTCGCTCATGAGTCCGACCTCGATATGCGACAAGCCGTTAAAGGCACCGCCTACGGGCTCGTAGTACGGCATGACGTCGCCCGCGAAGTACCGCGAGGTTGTCGTGCCTCCTACCGCACCGCCGCGTGTGATCTCAAGCAGATCGCCCGCTATGACGTCCGTCCCGATCGGGAAGGCCACCATATCGTCTGAAGCCAGCTTAGGTTCACGCTCGGTATATGTAGGCCCGTGCTTTGCCGATTTGTAAATGCGGCAAGGCACGGACTCATATTTGATCTTGCGCTCTTTTTTAGTCAAGCCTCGGACGACAGTGTCCTCTATGCGGTAGATATCGCATAAGTCGGTATACCATCCGTTAAATACATTCATACGACATACATCCCCGTAATGCCAAGTGAGCGCGCCATAGTGGCGAGCTGTGATCCGTACTGCGTAGCGTTCCAGGTGCCCCACTTCTCCGTACCCGCTACGATTGCGCTGTTATCGTACGATACCGAGGTATCGCCCATCTGCGCGTTCTTAACGAGTCCGGTGTTCTCGGCGCCTCCTGCTGCCTGCGCAGCACTTGCCGACGACGGGCTGTAAGTCTTGAGGTACATAGCGCAATAGTGCGCCACATACAGACCTACTGCGAGCCTCCACGCCGTGCCCCACTTAGAGGGCGCGATCGCTTCGTTCGCCATCGCGAGAAAAGTATCGAACATGGCCGAGGGCACGAAGCCCGCAGAGTCCTCGTCGTAAAACTGAGGGTAGTCCGCCTTGAACAGGGCCTCGGTATACGCGCCTGCCTCTGCCTTCATCGCGCCAGCCGCTATTATCTTTTTCTCCTCGAAAACCGGTATCGCCGGATTGCCGTAAAGGATCATGTCACGCCTCTTTCTTCTTCTGCGCTGCCTTGACTGTCTTCTTTGTCTCTTCGACGGTCTCATCTACGTCCTTGTCCTTCTTGGACGCGGGTGTCGATATGGATCCGTCCTGGATAGCAAGCTGTACGAGCTTCGACTTTGCTACGTCGTCAGGGATCTCCCCAACGAAGTCCTTGCGGATGATAAAAGCCGAGCCGTCTTTACGCTTTACTAAGAACTTTTTAGCTGAGTGAATAAACATACCGGAGCCCTCCCCTCTATCAGATGCCATCCGAGTAGATCGCGGTCTCAGGGTAGAAGAACTCAAGCTCTGATACGTTTGCAGCGTATGCGGTGTCGTAGCAGAAGTGCTCTGTGTTAGGCGAGGTCATAGCTCTTGTGAGAGGAGCGAGCTCGTCGAGTGCTACGTACTTCTCGCGGTTGCAGTACACTACCATTCTATCCGTACCGCCTGTTCCCGCACCCTTGCAGTATGCTGTAGCGCCGATGAACAGATCTACGCCGTTCCTCTTTGTGATGTTGTTGTCGAGGAGATACTCAAGCACTGACTTGTCAGCTGCCGAGCTTACCTTTGTCGTTGCGAGGATGTTGTACTGCTCATAAGGGATGAGGATGTGGTTCGGGATCGCGTCCCTGTCATACTCAGCAGCAGCCCAAGCAGCGATGATAGCCTCGTTAGCGTCGCCGAGGATCTGGTCAGCTGTAGCGGTGCTCCAGTTACCTGTCGAAGCGGTTGTAGCCGTTACGTCAGCGTTGTTGATGAGACCGGTTGTATTGAAGTCTGCAAAGCCTACATAGGTGTTAGCGTCGAGGTGCTTGTCGTATGCAAGACGGATACCATCGCGGAGCAGTGTATCAAGGTTGCGTCCGGTCATATTGCCGCGCTGCATATCTACCCACATAACGCGGGAGCCCATGCTTACTACGTGGCTCTTAAATACCTTCTTGTCGAAGTTAGCCTGTACCATAGGGATACCATCAGCTCCGGGGGCGTTGATCACGCCTGAGCCCGAGCCACCGGTCACGCCGTAGCCAACCTGGATAGCAGAAACGAACTCATTCCAGCCACCGCCTACGCGTACGTTTACGTCGCGGGCATAGGTGAAGCTTGTGAGGGGTGTGCGGATGATAGGATCTCTCTTCTCGAGCTCGGATACAAGAAAAGCCTGGCCCGAAGCGATACCGTTTGCGTCCATAGTTACGAAGCCGCCGTTGCCGCTGCCGAGTACTGCGCGGTCAAGTGTAGCGGTTCCTGCCTGTTCAAATTTACTCATTATTTTGTCCTCCTTCGTCCGGATTAAGCGTTAACAGGGTACAGGATCGAGAGCTCAGCGATACCGTTAGCGTCTGCTGCGCCTCTCCACTTCAAGTTAGAAACCTTAACGCTGTATGTAGTATCTGAAGCTGCCTCGAAGCCGCCTACTACTGCGTCAGGGTAAGAAGCGTTGAGAGTGGTCCTGATGTATACGTCGCCGTTGAGAGCGGGTGTGCCGTTCTGACACTTAACAAGGATCCTGCCTCTCTTCATGATAGCTGCGGGCTCGCCTTCAAAGTAAGCGCCTACGCCGTTCATGTCTGAGGTCTTTACTTCGCGGGCAGCTACGCCTACGAAGTCTGCTGCTACGTTAGAGCCGCCGAAAGCTACTGCTGCGCCTGACGAGTAAACTACTGCCTGGCCGAAAGCAAGACCGCCGGAGCCTGCTACGTGCGAGTCAATGATCTGATCGGGCTGTCTGCTGTACGATCCAGCGAAGCCGTTGTCAAAAGTTTTTCCGATTACGTTAGCCATAGTGGTTTAAACCTCCTTTTTGTTGTGAGGATTCATTGACGCATAAGCGTTCTGAATCGCCTCAAAGCTTGTTGCGGGCACTGTCTCAGCGTGAGACGTGCTTGCGTCCATGACGCGCTTGATGTCGTCAGCCTTCACCGATACCGCGCCGATGATCGCGTCTGATACCTCCTTGCGGAGCTCCTCGTCTGTGATCTTCGCCACAGGGCCACGTACCGACTTAAGAATGTGAAGGCGGGTTGCGTCGTCGATCGCCTTAGCGGGCTCCTCGTCTTTCATTTCCTCAGCGGGTACGACCTCAGCCTCTCCGGCGTCAGTCTGCTCTTCCTCGACGTCAAGCTTCTCGATCTCTGCGTCGAGCTCTGACTTAGGCTCCTCGGGAGCGGGCTCTGCTTCTGCCTCAGCGGGTGCCTCGGGCCCCGCGTCCACTTCGGGCTCGTGAGGAGTCATCAGCTCGATGAGCTTGTCAATCTTTGCTGCCAGCTCCGTGATAGGATCTGCGTCTTTTGCACCACAAGCGTCAGCGACTTCTTCCTCGACCTTTTCCTCGGTCTGCTCGCCGATCTCTTCCAGTGCGTCAGCCGTGTCCATCACAAGGCTGTTGAGCTCTTCGCCGCTCTTGCCGTTGGCAGCTGCGCCGAAGAGTCGAAGGATTGAGTGTTTCATACCGTGTGTCCTTTCTGCCTTTTTGGCTTTTGTTTTATTTGAGTCCATGATCGCCGCCTTAACTCCGGCACGGCCTTCGTCAACGACGGCCACATGGTTGCCTCTGATCTTTGTCTGCGAGTATGTACCGTCTTCGTTGTCGACGTACTCGCACTCGTATCCGCACGATACCTGACGCTTGCCGTCACGTATTGCGTCTATAAGCTCCGCGTCGTGGATATGCAGGTCCGCGACCACGAAGTCTGACCACTCGCCCGTGCCGCGCCTTACGTTCTGCACGTGGCCGCGCTCATACTGTCCGACCGTATCCGGATCTAACAGCACAGGAGGGTGATCGTTTGTCACCGGCTTGCCCTCGAAGCTTGCCAGGGCAGCAGCCGAGAAGACCTCATCCTCGGAGCGCGTGACCTTGATCACGCTCTGATCGTTCAAGCCGATCTCCGTACCGAGATAGTCCTGCTCGCCGATACGCGCGATAGGCACATTACGACAAATCAAAAAGCCCTCGCCGGTCTCTAACTGGTTAGGGCTTATCGTGTATCCATAATAACTGATCAAGGATTCTTACCTCCTTATCCGCTCGCCCTGAGCGATCTGTACTCGCTCTCGAGCTTTTGATATTTCTTTGATCCCGCGAGCTTGTTACGCCTGAACGCCTCGAAGCCCGGAACGTCGTCGCCCAGTGCCGCCTTGTACCTCTTCCACTGGTCACGATCCCGCAGAAGCTTGGCCCGCGCCTTCTCTTTTTCCCGGTACGCTTCACGTGATCTCTTTGACCGGTAGTCTACGTCGGCCGGGCGCTTCTCGAAGCTCGAGAAGTCCTTTTCACGCTGTATCTGCGCGTCCGTCTTGCCCGCTGTCGTGTAGCGGACCAGTGAGCACATACAGTTTGGGTGGATATTCAAGTACGTATTAGCGAGGTCGTTGGATCCGTTTATGTCGATCTTGCCGAACGCCTGCCACAGCGGCGGGTAGTCCGGATCGGTGCCTGACTTGCTGTATACTCTGCCTTGATACGCCGCACAGAGCTCACACGTGTCAGGCCGTGCGGTGATCTGCCACAAATCCCAGTCATCTGAGGTGAGTGCGGCGGCGACCTCGGCCTGACGCGCTGTCGTCCGTACGCACATATCGCAGTAGTCGGTCAGCTTCCACTGCCTCCCCGCTTTATCAACGTAGGCAGTTAGACCTCTCTGCTGCAGATCGACCGCGAGGTTTGTCGCTGTCTTTTGAAAGCTCCCTGTCGCCTCGCCCTGGAGCACGGCGGTCAGCATAGCCTCACGAAAGAGTCCTTCTTCAGCTCGCCCGACAAGCAATGCCTGCTGGGCGCTCTCGAACGCCGTAGACGACGCCTCGGCGATCTCGCCCATCAGATTGTTCACGAGCTGCTGCTCGATATCGATCTGCGTGCTCGTGAGTACTCCGGCGTTACCGTAGCCCGCGAGGTCCTTGTCGGCTTTGTAGAAGACCTTCTCGACGTACTTCGGGAAGTACTCCTCTACTTCGTCGCTCATATCGGCGAGTATCTTCTGCACGCGCTCCAGCGCCGCGACCTCACCGTAGTCAACGTAGCCAGCTAAACGCTTGCGATTGATCTCGTCTATTATGTCCTGCTCGGCCTTCGCAAACACGCGCCTCATCTTGGCACGGGCAGCAGCCGCGTCAGGGTTCATCAATACCGGCATATCACATCATGCCCGTAAAGGGATCATTCATAACCCGCGACTGTGTGAAGGTCACGCCCCGGCCTTCCTCCGCAGCCTCGTCGGTGATCTTGTCAAATACGCCCTCTATGTCCTTGAGCTCCTTCGCGGCCGTCTCTTTGTCGATCAGGTCGTTCATGTACGCGGTCACGATAGCCTGCGTCTTCTTCGCCGCGATCTCTGCGCGCTCTGCCTCGTCTGCGTCCTGCATAGGCGGGAAGACAAGGTCCATATCGTCGGGTATCTGCCCCCATGCGCTCATCGCCATGATCGGCAGCAGTTTATCGAGCACGGGCCTCAGCTGTGTCTCGCGCACACCGTCGATATAGTCGTAGTAGTTACGCATATCGCTCTCGCCTGTGCTGTTCATGCCCGCAGGAGAGCGGCCGAAGAGCTTTGTCACAGGTATACGCGAAGCGCCGGCTACGTCCATCATGACGCGGTCGTATACGTCGGAGAGCCCGGTGAAGGTGTACTGGTGCTGGTGCACTGCGTCGCCCTTGTTGATCAGCGATATGCCCTGATTGCTCCGCATGATCGACTGGGCCTGCATGATGTTCCAAAAGCGTCGCTGCATTTCCTTGTTACCCAAGCCCATGAGCTGGTCAAGGCCCTCGACCTCGCGATACTCGATATTTGCGTGGTACGTCAGCTCCGTGATGTTATGCGCTACGTTATCGCGCCTTACGATCTCGCTGTATATCGCCTCGATCTCTGACTCGCCCCAGTACTGCGCCGTTACCTGTTCAAGCCAGGGAAGCTTACGCCCGACGAAGCGTACGAGCCTCGAGTGGTGTACGTTGACCTCGTAGGTGTCGTTCGCGTCTCTGATCGTGTACGTCTCCGGGAGTCCGAAGTCCGGATCCTCAGGATCTGTCACGAGCCGGCTATCCGGGAAGACGCCCGACCATCTGTCGAGGATCCTAAGACCTAAGAACGCGCCCGGCATAACGGCGTTAACGTCAAGCGGGAGTGAGAGGTCGTCCTGTCCTTTGATCAGGATCAAGCCGACTGCGCCGCCGTAGAGACGGCCCCAGCTCATACCCTCGATTATCTTGTCACGCAGCTGTGTTCTACGCTCGAGGCGTGTCAGCTGTTTTAAGTACTCCGCGTCAATCGCTGTCTCGACCTCGTACCACTTCCGGACGACATCGATCGGAACGAGCTGCACGATGTTCTGCACGATCCAGTTATCGCGGTACAGACTCGTCAGCAGCTGATAGTCGTCGCTGAGCCTCGTCATAGGGTAGTCGGTGCTCTGCGAGAGTGCCAGCGTACCGAAGCCGAGACGGGCAGCAGGATTTGAAAAGGCGTCCTGCGTCATCTGTTTAGTTTTTACTGTTTTTCTTCTGCTCATCGCATTCTCCTACTACATCGTGAAGCGCCAGCTCGGGAGCTGCAGGCAGGCGTAGCGTAGAGCGTCACATCCGTGATCTGACTCTTTGACCGGTTTGTCCTCTCCGATCAGCGCCGCCCTTTCATCCCAAACATAAGAATAGAGCTCGTCAACGAGCCCTACGCAGTTATCTGTATTTATCTTTAATTTGCCCCTGGCAAAGAGTGTTGATACTTTCCGGATACCATCGAGCACAGTATTGTCTGCTGCCTTGACGGCGTATCCTCTGCCGCGCAGCTCCTGGATGAACGAAGCCGCCGACGGATCCACAATTATCTCGCAGATGTACTGCGGATCTGATCCCATGAACTCGGCCATAGCGTCGCCGTACTGCGCGTCTGTCTTCTGAGGCTGTCCTGTCAGCTGTGCCTCTTTGCTCCGGCTATCCCAGCGATACTCGCGATCTACGTAGATCACGTCGCCGGTGTCGTAGATATCCAGGAAGACGCACGGGTTAGTCGTACCATAGTCGACCGCTATCTTGCGCGACGCTATGCGGTTAAGGCCCTGCGGCCGCGTCGCGTTTGTATATTTACACTCATCAGTGAATGTCTGATATATCAGCCCCTCCGCTCTCTTCCATCGGCCCATCACGAGCCTGTCGTAGTACACCGTGCCAGCATACTCGCGGCAGAGGTTATCTACGAAGTCCTTAGGCAGATAAGGGTTATCAAAAATCGTGTAGCTCTGCAGATAGATATCTGCGTCGCTGTCTAAAAAGCGCTTTACATAGTGCCCCGGATTCTCAGGGTTAAGCGATCCGTCAAAACACGAGTACGGCTTATCGAGACGGGATTTGACCATCTCAAAGACGTCCTCGTTCCAGCGCGCCACCTCATCGCCGTAGCAGTACTTAAAGCTCGCGCCCTGTACCTTTGCGACCTGGCTTATCTTCTCGGCCCCGAGACAGTAAACACGCTCGCCGAATAACACCGCGATATTCTCGCTGTTGATCAAGCCGACGCGCCTGGGGCCGTAGATCTCCCTCATCGGCAGCAGTACGTTACGCTCGATCGTGCTCTTACTTACACCCAGGATCACAGAGAGCCCGGGCTTGTCTATGCGCTCGATGATCCTCTGCGGGATCACGTACGCGGTGTCCACGAAGGACTTACCTGAACGGACGGCGCCCTAACCACACTTGAAATTCCAGCGTGCATTAGCGTCGCGAGCATACTCGCGCTGCTTCGCTGTGAGCTCAAGCATAGCACCACCTCCCCTACTCGCTTTGTCCGCCACCTTTCAATGCGTCTAAAAATGCGCGTACCTGATCATTGTCTTCCGTGTTCGCGACCTGGTCCTCGCCGGATATCTTGAGCAGACGGTCCAGGGCGTTAAGGTTTCCGCGCCTCGCCATATCGCGCACACGCTCGATAATCGCTTTCAGATCCTCGTCTGTCATAGTGCGCTTATACGCGTCTTTGAACGTGCCGAGCGTCCTACGTGCTTCGCCCGACGCCTTACCCATTTTCGACGCCTTTTTCTTTCGCTCGCTCGGAGTTAAATCGGAGTTTTTTATTAAGTTTGCGCGGCTGTTTGGGTTATCTCCTCTCGGCACACGCTCACCTCCTCGCCACTACTTCGCCCAGTCTAACCCGAATTTTCGCATAATAACATCGAACTCCTCGTAGTCATGTGGCACTATGTACGGCGCGGGCTCGTTCCCGCTCACATCATAGCCTATGTGGTGGAGCTCGTGCCGGATCAGTATGCCGAGCTGCGTATCATCGAAGTGATCGATGTTAGGCTCATACACGATGATCAGGAAGTCCACCGGACAGCACCACGAGTAGTTTTTGGCAACCCGCACACACTCCCCCAGGATAAGCTTGTCTTTCGTATGCTTCTCCTCGTCTGATGACAGCACATAGAACGACACGAACGGCCGGATCGCGTCGAACTCTTTGAGCCTTAACAGCTTAACAGCTATGCGCTCGTATTTTTCGCACCTTTCAAGCATGATAACCTCCTGGGCCCTTCGCAAGGAGCCGGCACGTCTGACGGCCCCGGGCCCAGCGTTAGTGGTGCGAAGGAAAAAAGAAAAGTCAACGACAAAGAGCCCGGCACGGGGTAGTCGTGCGGGCTCCAGGGGAGAGGTAGATATGTCGCCGTTATTTATTCTTTTCGACGATACCATTTTACTACCTTCATTAGTGCCATTCAATGGCAAAAGTGACTTTTATTTTTGACTAAAAAATCAGCGATGAGCCTTACTCCCATGCGGTTTTGACGGAATACTGTCCGTCTTGACGTTTGGCACTCATCCTCGATAAGCGACCACGACTTACCGCTGAGATATCGTTTCACAAGTACGATTTGCGCTCTCCTGTCCGGTACATGACAGATCATCTCACAGACCTCTCCGATAGCTCTGTGATATCGCTCCATCAAGGAGGAGAGCTCACGCTCAGCTTCGTCAAGCTTCGCTACATACTCCGGCATAGGATCCGTCGGAGAAGTCTGCACCGGATCTTTGTCGTATCGGATCGCGCTCGGCAGCATACCAAGCCGCAACGCATTTATCTTCTCCCGCTGTACAACGATCTGCGAGTATATCCTCCTCGGCGTATATAAAAAATCTTTCACGCTCATAACCTCGTCCACTACTCTGCCCTCCTTGCTTTTTCTATCTCGTACAGCACTCTTGCCATACTGGCGATCGTGCCGGCTGTGTACTTCGTCGTGTCCTGGAACTCCTCGACGGGCTCCTGGAAGATCAGCTCCGTATATCCTGCTATCTCTAACCTCGTCGACAGGTCCAGTAGCACGCACTCGGCCTCGTGTAAGGTCCGTCTGTCCTTGTCCGTCAGAAAATCAATCTCGCTCATATAATACCTCCCCCCATGCTTTAACTCCTTCCATTCTTGCCCCGCAGTGCGGACAATACTCCCAGTCCGTATAAGACCAGAGCCCGCACGCCGAACACTTATAGGGCTTGTTGCTGAGAGATTTTATCCAAACACCCGTTTTCTGCACGGGCTCGACAGATCCGTCAGCATTACACACATATTTAGGCTCCTCCTTGATAGCGCATATAAGCGTTACGGCGCCCTCGATCAGCTCATCCTTAAAGCCTTTGAAGTAAGCCTCTAAAACCGCTTTTACCTTCTCTTCCCTCGTCATCGCTCTCACCTCCCGAAGTAGTGGCCGGCGATCTGTATGAAGTCGCGGCCGTTAGCCTTGTAAGTCGCAAAATATACATAGTCCTCAGGCAGGGCCGTCCTGCCCCTGCGGAGAACGAAGTCTATGTTGTCGTACTCCCTGTGTCCGGGTGTCATGTACGGATGATCGAGATAGTGCACTGCCTCGAACTGCCCGCTATCGTAGATCACGCCCGCGACGGAGTCAGGCCACTCGCCCATCTGCACGCGGTTAAAGATCACCTCAACGACTGCACGCTCTCCAAGATCCGGCTGATCGCCCGCTTCGAGTGCCAGGATCCGCGCGAGAAGCTCCCGCTCGTCCTCAGTCATCTCAATGCCGCTGTACTCGTTCGGAGGCGCTACCTCCACAAGCTTCTCTACTTCGACGATCTTCTCGACCTCTACCTCAACGACCTCCGGCTCTTTGGCTTCCCACTCCGACAGATCCGCCCTCAAAGTACTCACCTCTTCCCTCAATTCTTCGCTTGACGCGGCCAGCACACTGCACCGCGCTTTTAACTCTTTATTTCCTACCGCTAACAGCACGCACGCGACTCCCAGTGCACACGCTGCGACGGTAACCCAGTAACTGTATTTCATTTCTTCCTCCTGTCCTTTAATGCTTCAAGCAGTGCCTCCTGGCTCATATCCTTACGCGCCAGTGCGCCCGCTACCTGCTCGTCTACAGTGCCCTCCGCGATTATGTGATACACCACGACCGGGTGCTTCTGTCCTTGTCTCTGCAGACGCGCGACCGCCTGCTGATACAGCTCAAGGCTCCAGGGCAAGCCGTACCATACCATAACGTGGCCGCCGTCCTGTAGGTTTAGGCCGTAGCCCGCCGAGGCGGGATGTACGACAAGCACGGGTATCTCGCCTTTATTCCATGCTTCGATATCGCGGTCCGTCGCAAGCTCCCTCGCTCCGTCGATCTCGTTCATGATCAGCTCGCGGTCTGCCTGGAACTGGTAGTAAACTAATACCGGGCCGTCTGCTGCCTCGATGATCTCTTTAAGCGCTTCAAGCTTTGCTTTATGGATCCGCTTCGCCTCATGCGTCTCGGAGTACACAAAGCCGTTAGCCAGCTGCAGTAGTTTGTTCATAACAGCAGCTGCGCTGAAGGCTGTGACCTCTTCGCCCTCGAACTCGATCAGGGCCTTCCGCTCCATGTCGCTGTATGCCCTCTTTGCCATCTCATCCAGGTGCACGGCGATAGTCGTGTCTATCCGATCCGGCAGCTGGAGGTAGTCCTCCGCTCTCATGGATACCGTTATGTCCGAGATCCTGCTCGTGATCTCCTCCATAGCTCCCTTTAAGGGCTCCCACTTATAAACGACGTTGCCGTTTGACCATCCGGGCTTGAACCATCGCGCCCGGTATGACGTTATCGTGGATCCTAAACGCTCGCCCCGGTCGAGTAAGTACATCTCAGCCCACAGATCCATCAAGCCGTTTGACGCGGGCGTACCTGTGAGTCCTACTATCCTGTCTACTGCAGGCCGTACATACCTCAGAGCCTTGAAGCGTTTCGCCTGGTTGCTCTTGAAGCTTGACAGCTCGTCGACTACTATCATGTCAAAGGGCCATCTCATGCGGTGCTCCTTTAAGTACTTCACAAGCCACACGACATTCTCGCGGTTGATCACGTAGATATCCGCTTCCGCGTTCAGCCCTTTGACGCGCTCGGCAGCAGATCCTAAGACCTTTGATATGCGGAGGTGCTGAAGATGATCCCACTTAGCCGCCTCTCTGCTCCAGGTATCCTCCGCGACTCGAAGCGGTGCGATAACGAGTACCTTACCGACCTCGAAGCGGTCGTATATCAGCTCGTCGATCGCGGTCAGCGTGACTACTGTCTTCCCAAGTCCACACTCAAGAAATAGGCCCGCAGACAAGTGTCCAAGTATAAAGTCCTTTGCGCGGACCTGGTACTCATGCGCTTCGTACTT